ATACTATTGACGGTAGGGAATGGACGGGTAAGACCCACAAGCATCCTGACGGTAAAGTTATGACAGGTGCTACTATGTCAAAGTCTTCTAAGAAGGTTGTACATTTTAAAGACCTGAGTAAAACAGCTAAAGCTAAGATAAAGAAATAGGAGAGAGACACAATGAATTACGGAAGTAAAAAACCTAAGAAGAGCATGTACGACATGGGTGGCTCTGTAAAGAAGGGCATGTATAACATGGGCGGTTCTGTAATTAATACAGGTCCATCCAAGGCAAATGGTGATTCTTTAGATATGAAAAACCAAGGTATGATGATGGCTGGCAATGCTATGCAAGATGGTGGCTTAACTAAAGCTCCTAACAAGGGCGCAGCATCCTTACCTAAAGCAGTACGTAATAAAATGGGATTCATGAATAAGGGGGGCCTAATGTGTGGTGCATCGAACCCCCCATCAAAGAAACGGACTTAACTAAATGTTTAACAATAAAGAAAAAGAACTAAACGCTGCAGGCTACACTGTTGTTGATGGTCAAGTATTAGACGCTAGTGGTGGCCCTGTAGCTGGTGAAGCTGCCTATGGTGACGTATGGTATGCAGATGAGCATGTAGAAGCTATTATGGCTGGTGAAGTAATGCCTAGTCTAACTACTTCTACTGCAGGTTCAGCATCTAATCAAGCAATGGTTACTGTAACTGAGGAAACTACTATAGTAGAGACAGAAGTAGTACGTGCTCGTAATGCTAAAGGTCAACTTGTAGGTGATGACCCTAGTACTCCTGATATTAATGAAGCTTGGACTACAAAGATTAAGAAGAGAGTTACTGGTAAGAAGAAAGCTAAGAAAGACTAGATGGTAGAACTAGCTATATATAAGACTTCTACAGAGGCTAAGACTATAGCTTCCACTACTGCTGATGCAGCGGCTGATGTTCTGTATACATGTCCTGCAACGCATAGCGCTACTATTGATCTTCTATTCCTGAATAACAATAACTCAGGTGCTAAGAAGATCTTCGTACAGTTTTTTCATAAAGCTGACAGCACGTATCATTACTTACTCAAAGATCACAGCATAGCAGCTAATAGCTCCTTTAATGTACTAGATAGTAGTGTCATGCACTTACACGCTGGTGATAAGATTGTCTTGTATGCCCAGACTACTAATACTATTGAGGCTACCATATCTGTACGGGAAAGGTATAACCCTAATAGATAACGGGTATGCAAACTTGTATCTACTAAATAGGTTTTAATTAAGTATAACTATGTTCGTCCCTATATAAAAAAGGAGAATGGACATGGAATTAGTAATCACACAAACACAACGCTTTGGTGCATCATTTAAAGCATGGCTAGTAAAAGTCTTTAATGCTTTTATTGAGAGTCGCCAAAAAGAAGCAAACCGCCGCATAGCTTCAATGCAGCTTCACGGAATGACAGACAAAGACTTAAGAGATATTGGAATTACTCGTGGTGACATTAGCCGTGTTCTAAACGAAGAACCTAAATAGGCTAACTGAATATAGGACTGTATTTGCATGATTGAAGTTTTAGCTCTTGCAAGTGCAGTAAGCAGCATAGCTGGCGGTATAAGCAACGCAATAAAGGCAGGCAAAGATGTTAATAGCATTATGCCTGCTTTCGGTAAATTAGCTAACCTTGAAGCCGAGATTGGTATTGCTGAGAAGGGCAGGCACAAAGGCCCACTGGGTCGCCTTACCTCTACTGAAGAAGAAGGTTTCGCCATAGCTCAAGCTAAGATGAAGCACAAAGAGTGTATGGACGATTTGAGGTCTACAACACGATTATATGGCCCTCCAGGTATGTGGGATATGGTTGTACACGAACAGGCCCAAGCTCGTAAACGGCGTAAGGATGCACTTGAGGCTGAAGCAGATAAGAGGGATAGGATATTTTACTTCTTAACTGTCCTCGCTTGTGTTATAGTATTTGGCATAGGTACTGCTGGTTTGTTCTGGGGTGCAGCAATACTAGCTGAAGAGGTCAAATAGCATGTATTATCTTTATACAAAGAAAGTAGTAACACCATGACACGTAACTTAACAGATAATCAACGGCGTTTCCTAGAGGTTCTCTTTGAAGAGGCTCAAGGTGATGCTGTACAAGCTAAGAAACTAGCGGGTTATGGCGAGACTAGTTCTACTCGTTCTATAGTTGAGTCTCTTAAAGATGAGATAGGAGAGGCTACACGTACTTACTTTGCACAAGTAGCCCCTAAAGCAGCTATGTCTATGGCTGGTGCTTTGTATGACCCTACTGAACTAGGCATTCGTGATAAGATGGTTGCCGCTAAAGACCTACTTGATCGTGCTGGCTTGGGTAAAGTAGAAAGATTGGACGTATCCTCTAGTGGTGGCGGTGTATTCTACCTTCCACCCAAAGAAGGTTCTAATGAATAAGTAGTGTTATTGTGAGATTAAAGATAACAGAAGATATAGGTTACTGGGAACTACCTAAACCACCTAAAGGTAAAGAAAAAGAGTGGCATACAGTAGTAAGACTAGGTAATACTAACAAGGGTGTACCTTACGGATATAAGGTTTGCTACGATAATGATGCACTTTTAGAGCCTATCCCTTACGAATTAGAGGCATTAGAGCTTGCAAAGAGACACTTAAAGCAGTATAGTTACGCAGATGTCTGTATATGGTTAGAAAAACAGACAGGTAGACCTATTACGCAGCAAGCGCTAAGAAGAAGAGTAGACATTGACCTCAAACGTAAAAAAGCAACTACAGCTAAACGGTTCCTTGCCCAGCGGCTCCAAAAAATCCTCAAGGAAATCGAAACCCTTGAAAAAAACCGCATTGGAGCCTATAGTACCCACGGAGAAGACGAAGAAGACAGTACCAGCGACAGTTCTACCTCCTCAGTATGACGTAGAAGTAGCCCAAGACGTAGTTTTTAAGCCTAATGCTGGCCCTCAGACTGACTTTCTTAGTTCTAGTGAGCGTGAAGTACTATATGGAGGCAGTGCGGGTGGTGGTAAAAGCTACGCCATGCTTGCAGACCCTCTACATGGCTTAGGCAACCCTAACTTTAGTGGTTTGCTGGTACGACACACTACAGAAGAGCTACGAGAGCTAATACAAAAGAGTCAAGAGCTATACCCTAAAGCAATTCCAGGTATAAAGTGGTCAGAACGTAAGTCACAGTGGACTAGCCCTAGAGGGGGCAGACTTTGGATGTCCTACTTGGACAAAGACATGGATGTTACCCGCTACCAAGGGCAGGCGTTTAACTGGATAGGCTTCGATGAACTGACGCAGTGGAATACAAACTACGCCTGGGATTATATGAGGTCACGCTTGAGATCTGCACATAGTAATGAGCTAGGTTTGTACATGAGAGCCACAACAAACCCAGGTGGAAACGGACATGCTTGGGTTAAAAAGATGTTTATTGACCCAGCACCTCGCAATGAGGCATTCTGGGCTACTAGTATAGAAACAGGGGATACTATTACGTTCCCTAAAGGGCATAGCAGAGAGGGTGAACCTCTATTTAAACGTAGGTTTATCCCTGCCAGCCTATTTGATAACCCTTATTTGTCACAGGGCGGTGAGTATGAAGCAATGCTACTCTCACTACCTGAGCATCAGAAAAAACAACTACTTGAAGGTAACTGGGATGTAAATGAAGGGGCAGCTTTCCCTGAGTTTAACAGAGCTATACACGTTATAGATCCTTTTAGCATACCTAAGTCATGGTCTAGATTTAGAGCTTGTGACTATGGATATGGGAGTTACACAGGTGTTGTTTGGATAGCTGTAGCACCTGATGAGCAGCTTATCGTATACAGAGAACTTTATTGTAGTAAAGTAACAGCCACTGATCTAGCAGATATGATTCTTGATGCAGAGGCTGAAGATGGTACAATGAGATACGGCGTATTGGACTCTTCCCTGTGGCACAAACGTGGGGATACTGGCCCGTCATTAGCAGAACAAATGAACATGAAGGGTTGTCGTTGGAGACCTTCTGACCGTTCTCGTGGCTCAAGAGTGGCTGGTAAAAATGAGTTACATCGCCGTTTGCAGGTAGATGAGTTTACTGAGAAACCACGCTTGGTATTCATGTCTACCTGCACCAATCTACTAGCGCAGATACCATCAATACCTTTAGACAAAAGAAACTCTGAAGATGTTGATACAAACTCAGAAGATCACTTGTATGATGCTTTAAGGTATGGTATTATGACTAGACCAAGAAGCTCACTATGGGACTTTAACCCCGCAACACAAAGGTCTGGCTTTCAAGCGTCAGACCCAACATTCGGATATTAAATTATGGCAGAAATAGATGATCTTTCGTTTGAGACTGATGACGTAGTTGCTGCAGAAGCACAAGACGATAAACTCCTTGCGTCAAGCAGTAGTATTGTTGCGTTTGTTAATGAGCGATTCAAAAGAGCAGAAGACTCTAGATTAGGGGATGAAGAAAGGTGGCTACGTGCTTATAGAAACTATCGTGGTCTTTACGGATCAGACGTGCAATTCACATCTAGTGAAAAATCTAGGGTATTTATTAAAGTCACTAAGACTAAAACTCTCGCTGCTTATGGGCAGATTATTGATGTTCTATTTGGAAATAATAAGTTTCCGCTTTCGATAGATCCCTCTGTATTACCTGATGGCGTTGCTGAGTCTGTACACATTAATCTAGACCCTAATGCAGAAGCAGGTGTAGAAGAATTAAAGAGTGCCTTTGGTCAGGAGCCTACTAAGCCTTACTTGATTGGCCCAGACACTAAACTAAAACCAGGTGAGACTAGAAGCTCATTAGAGAAACGCTTAGGTGGTTTAGAAAATAAACTAACTCCAGTAGCAGATAAACTCATTGAGGGTGACGGTACTTCTCCTACTACTGTAACATTCCATCCTGCTATGGTAGCAGCTAAGAAGATGGAAAAGAAAGTACACGATCAGTTAAACGAGTCGGGTGCATCTAAGCATTTACGTAGTATGGCCTTTGAGATGGCACTGCTAGGTACAGGTGTTATGAAAGGCCCCTTCGCTACAGATAAAGAGTATCCTAACTGGAATGAAGAAGGTGAGTATGACCCTATAGTAAAGACTGTACCTTCTACAGATCATGTATCTATATGGAACTTCTACCCTGACCCTGAAGCTTCAAGCATGGATGATGCAGAGTATGTAGTTGAGCGTCACAAGATGTCTCGTACACAAATACGTTCTCTAGCTAATCGCCCTTACTTTATGGAAGATTCTATTGAAGCTGTCGTTGCTTCTGGTTCTGACTATGTGCGTAAGCATTGGGAACAGAAGATGGAAGATGACGATAGTACTATTGGTAACTCAGAGCGTTGGGAAGTGTTTGAGTTCTGGGGCTTTGTTGATATAGATATACTAGAAGATAATGGTATTAAGATACCCAAAGAATATAAAGACTTAAACGAAGTAAACTGCAATATCTGGGTGTGTAACGGAGAAGTCCTTCGTTGTGTGCTTAACCCATTCAAGCCTTCACGTATCCCTTACTACTCTGTACCCTATGAGCACAACCCTTATTCCTTCTTTGGCGTAGGTATTGCTGAGAACATGGACGATACACAGACATTGATGAATGGCTTTATGCGTATGGCTATTGACAATGCTTCTCTAAGTGGTAATCTTATCATTGAAGTAGATGAGACAAACTTGGTTCCAGGCCAAGACTTAACTATGTACCCAGGAAAAGTCCTACGAAGACAGGGGGGTGCACCTGGTCAAGCCTTGTTTGGCACTAAGTTCCCCAACGTAGCACAGGAAAACATGCAACTCTTTGATAAAGCACGAGTATTAGCTGATGAGTCTACTGGATTCCCTTCCTTTGCTCATGGTCAAACGGGTGTCAGTGGTGTTGGACGTACTGCTTCAGGTATTAGTATGCTTATGTCTGCTGCTAACGGCTCTATTCGTAGTGTGGTTAAGAATGTAGATGACTATCTTATCGCTCCTATGGGTAAAGCTTTCTTTGCATTCAACATGCAGTTTGATTTTGATAGCAGCATCAAGGGTGACTTAGAGGTTAAGGCATCTGGTACAGAGAGCTTAATGGCTAATGAAGTTCGCTCACAGCGCTTAATGCAGTTCTTGCAGGTTGCATCTAACCCAGCACTTGCACCATTCGCTAAGATGGATTACGTTATTCGTGAGATTGCTAAGAGCATGAACCTTGATCCAGACAAAGTGACTAACTCCATGCAGGACGCAGCAATACAGGCAGAGATACTCAAAGCCTTCCAAGCGCCCCCACAGCCCCCTATGGCTCCTGAAGGTGTCCCAGGCCCTGAAGGTGGTGCTCCTGCTCCACAGGGCGCTCCTGCTGGCGCTCAGGTACAAGACCAGACAGGTGCTGGCGGTGGTACTATAGGAACGGGTGTCGCACCAGTACCAGGAGAGCAAGGGTTCAGCGGTAATGTCGCTTAAGAGCCTTGTAAACAATAAAGTAGAATGGGATGCACTTCTTCAAGAGTTAGATGAGTGCATCTCACAGCAACACAAAAGTGCTGAGACATTATCTGACCCTGTTGAGTTTTATCGTGCTCAAGGTAAGATTGCAGCTTATCGTAACTTGAAGTACTTGAGGGATAAAGTTAATGGCTGACATAAAAGAACAAGAAGAAGAGAGTCTCTGGGAAAAGTATAACCCCTTAACAGGTTCCTATAGAAAAAAAACACCTATGAGTGTTCAGATGTTAGATGCAGGTTTAGACTTTACGCCTGTTGGTACGGTTAAGGGTGTCTCTGATATTGTTAATGAAGTACAAAAAGATGACCCTAATTATCTAAAGGCGGCGGGTCTTACTGCTGTTGAGTTAGCAGCTGTTTTACCTGTGGGAGGCCCTATTCTTAAGGGTATGTTACGCAAGGGTGATGATGTAGCTGCAGCAGACAGGGTTCCTCCCGCTGAAAACGCAGCGCGTACTCAGATAGCAGGGACACTCCCTACTTACAAGAAAGCTGATACACTACTAACAGAGTTATCAGGTGAAGGTAAAACTTTAGACTTTGGTGCAGGTTTAGGACTATCAAAGAAAGAGCTTGGCTTTGATACGTATGAGCCTTTCCCCAAAGGTGACTTCACACCTGACTTTAATAATCCTACTGACATACCATCAAACTCTTATAAAAAAGTAACTAATCTAAACGTATTAAACGTAGTACCAAGGGATGTTAGAGATACTATTGTAAAAGATATTGGACGTGTACTTGAGCCTAATGGTAGGGCCGTTATAACTACACGTGGCAGGGATGTAATGGACGCTAAGGGTACAGTTGGCCCAGAGCCTATGTCTATTATAACAACTAGGGATACTTATCAAAAAGGTTTCACACAACCTGAACTTAGCTCCTACATAACAGAAACACTGGGCGAAGGATTTGCAGTAACTAATAATAAACTTGGTGCGGCTGGAGTTACAGTACATAAGCTACCTACAGCAAACTTTAATGAAGGCGGATTAGCAATGAATAACGAATCTCAAATGGCTGAACTCTTTGAAGAGGGTGGTATTGCTGATGATGGCATGAGAGTTGACCCTGTAAGCGGTAACGAGATACCTCCAGGCTCAATGGCCTCAGAAGTACGGGATGATGTACCTGCTCAGTTAAGCGAAGGTGAATATGTTGTACCCGCTGATGTGCTACGTTTCTATGGTGTAAAGTTCTTTGAAGACCTACGATCAGAAGCCAAGCAGGGCATGATGAAGATGGAAGTAGATGGACGCATTGGTGGTGAGCCTGTAGCTGCTGAAGGCCAACAAGACATGGACGCTCTTACACCAGAGGAGATGGCTGTACTACAAGAGATGGGCATGGCTGAAGGCGGGATGGTCCCACAACAAAGGGTTGGCTACAATGAGGCTGGCTTAGTCTCAATGCCAGGTATCTTAGAGGATGGCACTAATGCAAACACTATGGCAGCTAACGTTGCCACACAGTATGGTCGTGGCTCTGGAATAGATAGAGCACGAGGTGTAGCACCTGCTACTACTGCAGCTGTACGTATGGTAATGCTATACAGCCCTGATGGACTTACATCACAGGCATTCACTCTACCCGCTCAACAAGTAGAGCATGATGCAAGGATAGCAGAGGGCTGGAGTGCTACACAGGTAGGAGTTACTACACAGACTAGCGTGGGTCAGGATAATGAAAATGATAGTAATGAACCCCCGTCTACTGAAGATTACTATTCAACTCAAACAACAGACGCCCTTCAGGGACAGCTTGAAAGTTTAGAGTCTGGTAAAGGTTTAAATTCTTTTCTTAATAATTTCCTAGATAAGGGATTATCAGGTAAGATTATAAAAGGTGTTACAGGTAAGACTGTTATGGAACGCAGTATTAATTCTTTAAAAGACGAACTTAAGAAAAGAAAAGATATTGAAAATGGAGGAGGTTCGTCAAATTCATCAACGGATGCCAATGCAACTACTTCGGGTAATAGCTTTTCAGAATTTTTAGCTAATATAGTGACGCCTTTTGATGGTGCTAAATACGTTAATGGTCAGCTTGTAGATGATGCAGGAAATTCTATAAAACCGGGAACCGAGATTAACGGTAAGATAATTACAGGTTCTGCTAACAATCCAAATAATGATAGTACTCCTAGTAATAGTAATGACGATGGCCCGTCACTAGCAAGCCGAATGCAAGACAGAGCCGCTGAAAAAACTGCTGAAAAAGCTGCTACTACTGCTGCACAAGGTGCAGTGGACGCAGGATATGGTACTGCTCAAGGTGGTGAGTTTGAGGGCTTTGAAGACGAAGAACTAGAAGAAACAGGGGGTGGAGATAGAGGAATGAGCAAAGGCGGCTTTATCTCTAAGCGCTCCAAGAAGAAAAACAAATAAACGAGGACACCCAGTAATGATGCTGGCCCCTAATAATAATAATAAGGAAACAAACTATGGCTGAAGCCCAAGCACAAGAAACTACGTATATCAAGAACAACCGTAATGCAGAACGTATTGCAAAAGAAGAGGCAGAGCTTAAAGAGCTTATGAAGAATCATGTCGGAGCAGAACAAGAAGAACCCGATAGCGAGGGAACTGAGGAAGCCCAAGTTCAGGATGAGAGTAATCCCGAACAAGAAGCTACCAAAGAGACACCTGAAGCACAAGAAGCAGATGACAAAAGTCTGACTGCTGAAGAGCGCAGCTATAAGAAACGTTACGCAGATATACAAAAGCACTTGGCTAAAAAAGAGTCAGAGTTTAAAGACCGCATAGGAAGCCTTGAAGGTCAGCTAAAGAAAGCTGCTAACAATGAGCTTGTACTACCAAAGACAGATCAGGACATTGAAGCTTGGTCAAAGAAATACCCTGACGTAGCATCCATTGTTGAGGCTATTGCAGACAAGAAAGCACAAGAGCGCTCAAGTGACTTAGACAGCCGTATGCAGGAGCTAGAAGAGCTACGTGTTACAGCTAAGAAAGAAAAAGCAGAAGCAGAGCTAATGAGCTTTCACCCTGACTTTAAAACTATTCGTGGTGATGACGCATTCCACAACTGGGCAGAGGAACAGCCTAAGTGGGTACAGGATGCCTTGTATGAGAACCTAGAGGATGCTAAGTCCGTTTCTCGTGTGATTGACTTATACAAGTCTGACAAAAACATTACCAATAAGAAAGATAACTCTAGTGATAAGGCAGCAGCAAGCTCTGTCAAAGCTAGAACAAGAAATTCCCCTGAGACAGACGATACTGCAGCACAGTGGCGCGAATCTCAAGTGAATAAAATGTCTACTCGTGAATATGAAAAACATGCAGATGCTATCATGGAATCAATTCGCAGTGGAAAGTTTGTCTATGATATGAAATAGCTATTGACTTTTAGTTAATTGTAGATATAACTATCTTTACACAAACCGAAAAGAATTACCCATTTGACTATAGGACCACACTAATAGGGGTTGCGCTACCTCTACAAGTATGATACCCTAAAAAGAACGGCCCTCTTCATTCGGATATGAATGTGTAACTATATTAACCAGCCATTCATCATCTAAAGGAGAATATAACATGGCTTTTTCAACCGCAACAGGGTACGGGAACTTACCAAATGGTAACTTCAGCCCTATCATTTACAGCAAACAGGTACAGCTTGCGTTTCGCAAGAGCGCTGTAGCTAATGCTATTACTAACAACGACTATTTTGGTGAGATCGCAAACCAAGGCGATACCGTTAAAATTATGAAGGAACCAGAGGTTTCCGTGAAAGAGTACACACGTGGTGCTCAGATCACAGCCCAGGATCTTGACGATGAAGATTTTCAGCTTGTAGTAGACAAAAGCAACTACTTTGCTTTCAAGATTGACGATATCGAAGAGGCCCATAGCCATGTCGATTTCATGCAACTTGCAACTGATCGTGCAGCCTATCGTTTGGCTGACCAAATGGACCAAGAATGCCTTGGCTATTTGTCTGGTTACAAGCAGTCTGCTTTACACGCTGATGCAGATGCAGTCAATGACGTAACAAACGGCACACTCGCTGTAGATACTGCTGGTACTGACGAATTGTTGACAACTATGAAGCTACGCAAGGATTCATTTGGCAACATCACAACAGGTTCAGCAGGGGATCACTCTATTCCTTTGACACCTCGCTTTGGTGGCGCTACTGCTGCAAGCACATCTGTTGCATCACCTTTGCAGGTTATTGCACGTATGGGTCGCTTGCTTGACCAACAGAATGTTGACTCTCGTGGTCGCTGGCTGGTCTTGGACGCCGTATTCATGGAACTCTTAAAAGACGAGGATTCACGGGTACTAAATGCAGATCAGGGTGGCTCAGGTCTCCAGAATGGTCTTGTATTGAACAACCTACACGGCTTCCGTATCTATCAATCCAATAACCTACCTTCAGTAGGTACAGGATCAGGTACATCAGGTTCAGCCAACCAGGACACCAACTACGGTGTGATTGTTGCTGGACACGATTCGGCTGTTGCTTCTGCAGAGCAGATCAACAAAGTTGAGTCATATCGTGACCCAGACTCATTTTCGGACATTGTCCGTGGAATGCATCTATACGGCAGGAAGATTCTTCGTCCAGAAGCAATCGTAACTGCTAAATATAACGCAGCGTAAGGGAGGATAAACTTATGGCTACTTTAACTACATTTTTAGCACCCACTCGTGGAGCAGGTAATCCTTCACGGAAGCCTTACATGATTGAAAACACTCTTGACCTCACTGCAAGTGCGGTTGATTGTTCAGCTGGTGACATTATTCAGGCACTTACTATTCCTGGTAATACTGTCATTCTATGGGCAGGTATTCAAGTAATGGAATCTGCTACTATGAACACAGGTTCTAACGCTACTGCTATTCTTGGTACAGCGGTTGACCCTAACGAGTACGTAGCTGCGTTTGATATTGATGGTGCTGCAGATCTTGCATACGCACCAACAGTAGCTCAAGCAGGTGTTCTTGTCAATGCTGTTGCAGATACAATGGACGTAACCTTTGCGGGTGACGGTGCAACCTTCAGCGCAGGTAAACTACGTGTTTACTGTATGTTGATGGATGTCTCTGAAGTCGGAGACCATACTGCTCAAACAGTAGATCGTGATACACTGGCTTAATTGCTAAACTAAGGGGGGCTGGGAAACTAGCCCCTCTAACTTTGCTCAAAGGAAGTTCTTTCATGGCTACATACATCAATCTAGTAAATCAATTACTTAGACGCATAAATGAGACAGAGCTAGACGCAGCTGGGTCAGGTTTTTTAGATGTACGTAACTTACAAGCGCTTTCTAAGGATGCTATTAATTCGAGCATAAGAGAAATACTACAAATATCGCAGGAATGGCCTTTCACTCTTACTACTAATACACAAACATTAGTTGTTGGTACGGGTGTGTATGACTTTCCTGCAGACTTATCAAAGGTAGATTGGGATACTTTCTACATTAAGAAAAACGAAACACAACAGAACGAGCCTCGTAAGCTTCCTGTAATTACATTTGCAGATTACCTACGTAGCTTTAGACCTATAGAAGATATTGGCGGGGCTACGTCTAGGTCTGTACCTCTGCGTATTTACCAGACACAAGATTCTAAGTTTGGTGTTACACCCATTCCAGATGCTGCCTATGATATTGAGTATCGCTACTATTCCTTTCCTGCTGACCTAACAGCATTCAATGATGTGTCTGTGATACCTCAAAGGTTTAACACAGTTGTTATTGATGGAGCTATGATGTATCTTATGCGTTTCCGTTCCAATGATCAGAGTGGGCAGATCCATGAGAAGAAGTTTATGGATGGTATTGATAACATGCGGCGTCTACTACTTGATACACCCTTGTATATAACTTCTACTGTAACAGGTAGACATTTTAACTCTGTAACTGGTGCTCAATAATGGCAGAACAACTATCCACGTTTGCTACACCTTGTAGTGGTGGACTTTTCAACAACCTAGACCCCCTTACTCACGGTGGTCAGTTTGCTGGATCAGCTTATAGACTAATTAATTATGAACCTGCTCTTTTGGGCGGGTATCGCCGTATTAGCGGTTATTCAAGATCTTATGGTGAACTTACAGGTGACTCAACTAATAGTGTCCCTGTTTTGGGGGTGCATGTTTCTGCTGATGTACAACAAGGTATATTCGGGACAAGAAAACCTGCTAGTGGAAATAACTACTTGCATTGGTATAACCACTACTACACGGTTGTTGTAACCAGTGGTGAGGGTACTGACCTTACAGTTGGTGAAACAGTTACGGGTGTTGTAAGCGCAGCTGATGACTCAGGTGTAGCAGCTACAGGTACAGTAATATCTACTTCATCTAACAGCGTTGTTATTAACTTTGGAAAACTACCTACTGCGATATTTGCTACAGGTAATATTATTACAGGTGGTACATCTGAAGAGTCAACTGCAGTTACCGCAACCCCTACAGTTATAGGTTGGACTGCTGTAGACTCTAGCCTTGTAGCTAATGACAGGAATGGCGTATGTGCTGCACAAACTACTAGTGGCGCAGCTAACCTAGCTATTAATGGCGCTCTGCACTCAAGCAACACAATTAATTTTACTACTGCTGCATCTTTACAACCTAGAAAGGTTACTATCTTTTCTGCTGGCGGTGATGTATCAGGTATAACTCTTACTGTTACAGGAACTGATTATCTAGGTGCGGCACTAGTTGAAATAATAACAGGCCCAGCAGCAGATGCTACAGTAACAAGTACAAACTTTTTTAATACAATTACTCAGATAGCAGCCAGTGGTGCAGTTACAGGTAATATTGAGGTAGGCTCTGGCGCTGGTCAGTACAGACCTGTTGCTCCTACTATGACGGGTGTTACACAAGTACGTTTTGAAAACTTTAACTGGGGCGCTCCTAAGTTTGCATTGGTTGACGGTATTAACCCAGCGGCTACCTATGACGGTAGTAACTATATACAGATTACAGATAGTAATGCTCCTACTGACCCTACCCTAGTTGCAGTTTTTAATAACCACTTATTCTTAGCAGGAGATGCTGGAGAACCTTACCACCTACACTTTAGCTCACCTGTAGCTGAAACAGACTTCAACCCTGCAAACGGAGCGGGAGTAGTCAATGTAGGTTTCAAGATAACTCAGATCAAATCTTTCCGTGATCAACTATATATCTTTGGTGCAAATAATATTAAACGCCTAGTAGGAGATAACCAAGCTAACTTTGTGTTACAAAATGTAACAAGTAACTTAGGGTGTACGGCTCCAGATAGTGTAGTAGAGTTTAATGGGGAGCTTATCTTCCTAGCCCCTGATGGTGTACGTCCTATATCAGCTACAGATCGTATTGGCGATATTGAGCTTGCTTCTCTATCAAAACCCATTCAGTCTATCTTTGATTCATACACTGCAAACGAAGACTTAACTACAATTAAGACAGTTGTACTAAAAAAGAAGTCTCAGTTTCGTATGTTCTTTCAAGATCAAGAATCACTAGGTATTATTGGGGGTGTTAGACGTAGCGGTGATGCTGGTAGAGGTTTTGAGTTCTCTCAGATTGTTGGCATAGAAGTTAATCAAGTTGCAAGCGGGTATGTAGATAAAGAAGAGTTTATCATACATGGAGACTCAGCTGGATTTGTATCACGACAAGAGACAGGCGAAGACTTTAATGGCGCTGCTATATTTAGTTACTTCCAGACTCCCTTTATCTATATGGGAGATCCAGAGGTTCGTAAGACTATCTATAATATTAATACTTACATGCGATCAGAGGGCTTAGTTAATATAGCAATGGGTATTGAGTATGACTATGGTGATACGTCTTTAACTCTAGCCTCTGACTATGCTATAACTACGCAAGGTGCTGCAGCTTTCTATGATAAAGCTAAGTTTGATTCAGAAGAAATATACGATGGTAATCCCTCTCCTATCAGGTCAACAAACGTGTCAGGTTCAGGTAAATCAATATCAATTAAATATGTAACAAATGGGACAGACCCTAGCCATACCATCCAGGCTTTCTCTGTTACATACGGTCTAGGTGACAGGAGATAAAATATGGCAGGTTATTCACGGCAGTCTACTTCAGATATCGTACCTACAGCAGTCGTTAAGGCTGCACCTATTAATGCAGAGTACAACAAGCTAAGAGATGCTTTTACTTATAGTAGTTCCGCAACTACAGGTCACAGGCATGATGGTGATAGTGACGAAGGTTCCTTTGTACCTTTAATAGCTGACCCAGATGGTTTAAATAAAATAGTTGTTGATACTGGTAATAATAGGCATGGTGTCTTTGTTGAAGTAAGTGGCTCTGCAGTAGAACAGATACGTATTTCAGATGGTCTTATAGCCCCTGTTACTGATAATGATGTTGATCTAGGTGGATCTACTTTAGAGTTTAAAGACTTACACCTAGATGGCACTGCTCATATTGACACGCTAGACGTTGATGCAAACGCTGGTATTATTGGTGCGCTTACCGTAACGGGTGTTACAGCCCTTAATGGTGGCTTGACTATGGACAGCAATAAGTTTACTGTTGCAAACACCAGCGGTAACACAGCCATTGCAGGTACGCTTGCAGTAACTGGCGCTACAACCTTAGCTGCTACTTCCTTTGGCGATGCTAACATTACTAACGTGGGTAATATTGCTCTTGATAGCATTACGGCTGATGGTTCAACTATTACAATTACTGGCAATACTACCTTCGCTGATGGTGCTTTTGACTTTAACATTGCTTCACACGATACCTCAAATGGTTTAAAACTAGGTGGTACATTAGTTACAGCAACCGCTGCTGAGCTTAATATCTTAGATGGTGTCACATCCACTGCAGCAGAACTAAACATACTAGACGGTGTAACATCTACGGCTACCGAACTTAACATACTAGATGGGGTTACTGCTACAACTGCAGAGTTAAACTATCTTGATGTAACTACACTTGGTACGTCTGAAGCATCTAAAGTTGTTACCGTAAATGCTAGTGGTGACTTGATTGTACCTGACAGTGACAAGTTTAACTTTGGTGCTGGCAGTGACATGGCACTGTACCATGATGGAACTAACTCTTATATCACTAATAAAACAGGTGCGTTAAAAGTTGCCACAGAAACATCTGGCATTGCAATAACTATTGGTCACACTACATCAGAAGTAACAGTAGCAGATAACCTTACAATTACAGGTAACTTGACTGTTGGCGGTACACAGACGGTAGTTGATACGGTCACTATGAATGCAGCTAATGCTATTGTGTTTGAAGGTGCTACTGCTGACGCTCATGAAACTACACTGACAATCGTTGATCCAACGGCAGATCGTACAATAAACCTACCCAACCAAAGTGGTACTGTTCCAGTACTGGCTGCAGCAAGTAACACAGCTATTACCGCTACACCTGCTGAGCTAAACATAATGGATGGCGGCACTAGTGTTACCTCTACTACATTAGCTGATGCTGATGGTGTTGTAGTCAATGACGCAGGTACTATGAAGCAGGTCGCTATGAGCGACATTAACACTTACATGCAGAATAACTTGAACACGCAAGCAAATCTAACTACAGTTGGTGCGCTTAATGCTGGTTCTATTACGTCAGGCTTTGGTACTATTAACATAGGGTCTTCCGCCTTCACAACTACAGGTGCGGTAAACTTTGGTTCTCTGAATGACGGTACTATTGGAATTACAGCGTTTGTCGATGAAGATAATATGTCATCTAATAGTGCTACTCTTGTACCTACACAACAAAGTGTTAAAGCTTATGTGGATACTGTAGCAGGTGCAGCTAATAACGTATCTGGACTTACATCTACAGGTGCAGAGCTTAACATACTAGACGGTGCTACAGTTACTACAGCAGAGCTTAACATCCTTGACGGTAGTGAAACTACACAGGCTACAGTTACCCTTGCAGGCACAGACGGTGTTGTAATTAGTGATGCCGATGTAATGAAGCAGGCACTTGTATCTGACTTTGATACATTTATGGCAAGTACAACTAAAACTCTTACTAATAAGACCTTGACAAGTGCCATACTTAATGGTACAACTCTTGTTGGCGGTGACTTTATTACAGCCTCTAATGCTGATCTTGACTTAGCTCCACATGGGACAGGTACAGTTGTTGTAAGAGGTAATACTAACTCAGGTGCAATAGTATTTAACTGCGAAAGTAATAGTCACGGACAAAAGGTATACGGACAACCGCACTCTGCAACTGTTACAAATACTTTAATGTTACCAGCAGGTGCTAACTCAACATTACTATCTCGTGTTTCTGTAGACACACTTACTAATAAAACTTTAACGTCCCCTAAAATTAATGAGGATGTAGCAGTAACATCTACTGCAACGGAACTAAACATACTTGATGGTGTAACATCCACTACAGCAGAGTTAAACATTTTAGATGGAGTCACTTCTACAGCTGCTGAGTTAAATATCTTAGACGGTGTTACTTCTACAGCTGCTGAGCTAAATATCTTAGATGGTGTAACTTCTACAGCCGCAGAGATAAACTTAATTGACGGCGACACAGCAAGAGGTACAACTGCTGTAGCATCAGGCGATGGCATACTAATCAATGACGCTGGCACAATGCGAATGACCAATGTTGATACAGTTTCAACATACTTTGCAGGTCACAGTGTTGGTGGTGCTAATGTAGTAACCACAGGTGCTTTGAATAGCGGATCAATTACTTCTGGCTTTGGTACAATTAATATTGGCTCCTCTGCCTTTACAACTACAGGTGCGGTAAACTTTGGTAGTTTAGCAGATGGTACAATTACCGTAACTGCATTTGCAGATGAAGACGATATGTCAAGTGACTCAGCTACGTTAGTGCCAACACAACAGTCGGTAAAAAAGTATGTAGACGATTCCGTTGCAACTGCAGCAAGTAAAGGCTTTGCTATTGCCGCAGCAATAGTATTTGGATAAAGGATAAATAAATGGCCGTAGTAAATCTAATCAACGTAGCAACTATCACACCCGTGATGGCGGCTGGCGCAGTAACAACAAGTAGAGCATCTATCGTTGATGTTGCTGCTGATAAAGTTGCTAAAATAAACTCACTAATTATTGCTAATATTGATGGCTCTAATGCCGCTGATATTACAGTGGAAGTAAGTATAGACAATGGTTCAAACTATGTTGCCATAGCTAAAACTATATCTGTACCTGCTGATGCAACCTTAGTTGTCGTAGGTAAAGACAATGGGTTTTACTTAGATGAGACAGACATTCTTGCAGTTACAGCTTCTGCAGCCAGTGACCTAACATATTTGGTTAGCTACGAATTAATGACAGACTAAGGATTAATTAATGTCTAATGGCAAAGGCGGCTTTATAGGACAGGACGGGCTGAACGCCCCTGATCAAGCGACAGGTGTTGCTGGTACAGCAGGTGATGGGCAGGTTAGCGTAGCATTTACTGCGCCTTCTGATGAAGGTACATCTGATATTACAGGTTTTAGGGCGCAAGTTGCTGGCATAGGTACGTCTGGTACAAGCTCACCTCTTGTAGTTACTGGCCTTACTAACGGAACAGCTTACACCGCTAACGTTTGGGCTATTAATGCTTTTGGTACATCTGCCCCCAGTGATGCTAGTGCTAGTTTTACTCCTGTTGCGGCTGTATATGCAATGGTTGCAGGTTTTGGTAGTGGTACTGTAAATATAGATAGGTTTAATATTAATGTTCAAGCAAATGCTGCTGACTTCGGTGATTTAACTGTCGGACGTAATAGTGGTAATGTTATGTCATCATCTACTCGCTCAGTCTTTTCTTGTGGTAGAGATGCAGGCACAGCTACCCTTAATACCTTAGATTATGTAAACCCTACTTCAGCAGGTAATGCTACAGACTTTGGTGATGCAACTTTTGCCAAACAATTTGGCGCACAATTTGGAAGTTCTACAAGAGGTTGTG